GTTTCAAGGTCTTGGGCTATACCTCTCTCAAGTAATTGAGCCATATCTTCCCGTACCATGTCAAAGTGAGGAAACCTCTCTTTGTTGCTACTTACCCGACTGATTTCATTACTCAATCGAGTATTTTCTTCTTGCTCCCGTATTGCTGACAGTTGAGCAACTTGTTGCTGTGTTGCTTGAAGTTGCTGCATTAACTGTTGCTGGTACGGATCAACATACGCCTGTTCAGGCATCTGAAGTGCATCTCTGTTTAATTGTATTCCATAATCTTGTGCAAGTCTATTAAAGGCATTTAGCTTCTGTTCTTGAGTTCCGTTGGCTAAAGTGTAGTGTGCTCTACCCAAGTTATTAATCCATGCAGAGGGTGAAATACCATGCTTTTGGAGTTCAGGAATGAACGGGCCAATAGCATCGGTTATTTGTCTTGCATTGTCAGCTTCGGCTTTATAGGCAGATACACCCTTTTTATATTCAGCCTCACGCTGGTTAGCGTATTCAGCAAACTTAACAAATTCTTCTTTGTCTAACGGCTTGCCTTCCTGCATCTTGTTCCAAACCTCTACATACTCTTTTTTCCATGTAGTAGGGCGTTTTATTTCGGGTTCTTCACTAAGATCATTAGTTTCTGCAACCAGTTCAGGTTCTTCATCGGTATTGTCTTGGCTATCGGGTTCTTCCTGCTTACTCTTGAAGCGACCTTTTTCGTCACGGTTTTCATCGCTAGGCTTTTCTTCGGCTTCAATTGGATCGTCATTTACTTCAATCTCCTTTTCAACAGGGGCTTCCAAAGTGCCTTCTTCGGCTTGGTCTAGTGCTGCTTCTAGTGCTTCTCTGCGGTCATCTGACATGGTTATCCCTATCTATATTTAAGTTTGGAGTATGTTATTTCAGCAATTTGTTGCTTACGAGCTTCTTGGTCTTTTCTTGAAAATTCATGCACTTTTTGTTGGCTTGGCACATCGTTACCTAATTCAACACAATTATTGCGTTTAAGGTTCTCACGGTGCTTAGATCGGCTAGATACCCAAGTTCCGTCAGCCATGCTGATGTGGCCCTCTATATCAGGCATAACCATAGGGGCTTCCCGTGACTTCAAAGCGACCTTATCTAACCATGATGCCTTGGCAGCTTCCTCACCAATGGTCGGTATCCACCACTCTAAAAAGAATTCCTCGTCAGTTTTAGTGGTTTGTGTGTGATTTTCTTCGGAATATCCGCATTTAGGGCATAGCATTACATTTTCCTTATGATGTCAGGTAATTGGTTATATTCATTAGGTCTTAACAGGCAAATACTGTCATACCAACGGGCATTTTTCCATCTCCAGCATACAAATTCTTCTTTTGGCAGTAAAACCACGCATTTAACGCCTAAAGCACCAGCCAAGTGTGCTGTTCCCGTGTCTACGGTGACAATTCCCTTCATTGCCTTCATGTGGTTGGCAGTTTGTACCCAATTTTGCTTCCATCCATCGTTGGGAAGTGGGTGAAACAAGCCATCAGAGTGTGGATTTAGGCTATATGCGTCATCCCCAACCATTTCAGCCATATGTCTGTAGTCAATTGACTTAATGTAATACAGGGTTTGCTTGCTTGCTTCCCAGTTCACCCCGATCTTGGGCGGGATATTGCTAGGAATAGCGTGTAAATAGCCCTCAGACCCTACTATTTTCTTACGGGTCACGGGGAACATTGCATTAACTAGCGGATGGGATAGCGAAATGTAGTATGGGAGTGACATTGAGCCGATCCAGTAGTCTGATTCGGTGGCTGCGCCTTCTGTCAAATTATTACTAAACACATCTACAGCGTGGATTTGCCCTAAAAGATGGTGTAGTGTGCCTTCCTGTAAGACTACGACTTGTTTTGCCCCCAATGCTTTTAAGGCTGGTAGGAATCGGGCAAACATAATAATGTCACCAAAGCCTTGCTCCATCTGTACGGTGATCGACTTCCCAATTAAGGGTTCACCTCTCCATATAGGCATTTTTAACGCAGGAGCGTAAGGCTGGGCTTGCTGGGCAATAATGTCAGGATGCCAACGGTATTCAAATCCCCTAAAACCAGCCTCGTATCTGCCAGCGTGTAGGTGTTCGTAAGCTAATTTATAGTGTGCGTCTGCACTTATATCAGTAGTAATAATGCGGCCTCATCGTCAAGTTCCTCTTGGCGTTTGGCTTCCATTACTCGCAATTGCTCTTGAATGAGATATTGCTGGTTTCTGTAAGCTACTGTCGCAAGGATGTTATCCCGTTGGTTTTCAAGGTAGCTTATAGACCGCTGTAAATCTTCTGTTTCAGCTAACGGTATATCAGCTTTAACCTCTTGTTTTGATTGTACTTTAGATTGCTTAACTTTTGCAACAGGATCAATCTGATCTTTAAATGCTTGTTTGCGTGATGCGTTAGCATCTTTTATAGCTTCATTAAGTTTGCGTTGACGCTCTGCAATCTTTTGGGATAACTTTTGTATCCTACGCAGTTCTTCAGGTGTCCAAGACGCATCATCGCCACCAGTAAGGGCAATAGGTGTCGGTGGTGCATTTATTTGAAAAGTATTGTTTTGAAACGCATTAGCCTGAAAAGCAGTAGCAAACATTATTCTATTTCCACCCAAGACACGGTTGGTTCATCCCATATATATGAATTACCATCAATCGGCATTGGTGTTGGTGCTTCCCATAGCCATGTGGATAGGTTTAATGCCCAGCTTGGGTATGGTTGTGGGGCATAAAATACATCATTGGTTTGGTCGTATGTATAACCAATACCAGCGTAATTACCACGCAAGGGCCTATTTTCAGGATGCTGTCCACCATGCGTATTGTAGGAAGTTTGAATCCAGCCTGTACCAAACATACCTGAATCAATAACATCTTGCTCAGCGACAATAACTTGGGTTACTAAGCCGTTTTCTATTTTTGCAAAATGTGCCATATTAAAACCTTAATATGTAATTGAACCTGACGAGTTAAATACATAAATTGTATTCCCGCCTGATGTAGTAACTGTTGGTGAACCTGTAGTAGAAGTCGCTGCTATGTTTGAGGAAACAATAACAACACCTGAACCGCCACTACCGCCATTCGTACCACCATCACTACCACCACCCCCACCACCACCTGTATTAGCAGTTCCAGCAGTTCCCGAACCACCACCACCAGCACCACCGCCACCATCACCGCCACTACCACCAGCGGCTAGTCCTGCACCACCACCCCCGCCAGCACGAGTAACGGATGATCCAGTAATGCTTGATGCCGATCCGTCACCACCAGCAGCTTGTCCATCTGTGTTGCCTGCTTCTCCAGCACCGCCACCACCACCACCCATTCTGTTACCGCCACCTTCCCCATCCCCCCCGTTGTTACCTTGCGAGGGGGAAGTTGATGGTGTGTTTCCAGCACCACCTGTAGGAGCTGGCGCACTTGACGCACCCCATCCACCACCACCTGATCCACCAGCAACGCCATTAACAGCTCGTCCACCACCACCACCACCCGCTGATGTAAAAGTGCTAAAAACTGAATCTGAGCCTGACGCTCCAGTTCCACTCCCGCCAGCACCGCCACCACCAACTGTTACTGTATAAGTTCCTGTTGCATTAGAGATAGTTCCAGTTCGATAACCGCCAGCACCACCACCGCCACCTCTATCGCCACCCCCTGCACCACCACCAGCAACAATAAGGTAGTCAACATTTATAACTGCTGGGGCTGAAGATGCTCCAACAAGTGTTTGTAAAATACCACTCATGCTAAGTTACCTGTAACTACTGCACGAGTTGCTGTAATAAAAAGAATAGTAGCTACACCTCTTGTTGTAACGCTAAAGGTTGATATATCAGTATCCGTACCACCTTTGTAAAAGTCTGTAATAGCAGAGCAAGTGCAAGAAATAGATGCGCCTGTATTATTAAAAATACTAATAGCATCACCAGCAGCAAACACAGAGGCAGGAACAACTACTGTTCCGCTTGTTCCTAATTCTATAAATTTACCAACATCACTAGCAACCAATGTATAACTAGATGTTTTAGCACCTGAGTTTGGAATATTTCTATAACCTACCTTATTTGTACCATCTGCTGTACAAGAATCAAGATTACCGCTTGATGGTGTTCCAAGAACAGGAGTGGTTAAACTAGGTGAAGTTGCAAATACTAATGAGCCTGAACCTGTTTCGTCTGTGACAGCAGAGGCTAAATTAGCAGAAGATGGTGTCCCTAACCAAGTTGCTATTCCTGATCCAAAGGAAGTAATACCTGTACCACCGTTGGCTACTGGTAAAGCCGTACCTGAAAAAGTTAAGGCTAAAGTACCACTAGTAGTAATTGGGCTACCTGCAACACTTAAAAAGCTAGGTACTGTAGCGGCTACTGATGTAACTGTGCCTGAACCCTTGTTATTAAAGGTAGTCCAATCGGTGCTGGTTAAATAACCGTTAACGCTAGTTGTGGCTGCTGGCATAGCAATAACAGGAGTTGCACCACCAGTAGAAGTAACAGGGCTTGTAGCCGTTACTGAAGTAACCGTTCCGCTACCTTTATTATTAAAGGTTGTCCAATCGGTAGAAGTCAGATAACCGTTAACAGAAGTAGTTGCTGCTGGCATTGATATGGCGGGAGTATTGCCACCGCTAGATACTACTGGGCTTGTACCAGTCACGGATGTTACTGTGCCACCTGATGATGGGCTTGTATTGGTAATAGTAAAGTTTGGGTAAGTACCACTAGTGCTAATACCCGTGCCTGCGGATAATACAACAACTTGATCGGGTGAGGTGTTTGTTATTGTTACAGCACCAGTTGCACCACTAACGCTAATACTAGTTCCAGCTACAGCAGAAGTTACACCTGTGTTGGCTATCGTAAAATTAGGGTATGTTCCTGTTGCCGATATACCTGTGCCACTAGTAATAGCTACGGTTTGGTCAGGGGCAGTATTGGTAATAATTAAAGTACCGCTAGTCGTTATTGGACTTCCAGTAACAGATATACCCGTACTAGCAGTTGCCGCTACGGAAGTAACCGTTCCTAATGGGTTTACAGACCAAGAACTATCTGTACCGTTAGTCGTTAGGTATTTGCCTGTATTACCAGTTTGACTTGGGGCAAGAGCATTAAACGCAGCATTAGCCGTAGTCTGACCCGTACCGCCATTAGCTATGTCTATCGTGCCTGTTAAAGAATGGTCAGCGTTCCAATCACTTGGTAGTACAAGACTTGTATCTACATCGTCAGGAATTGCTGATACTTTTGAGTGCTTGACTATGATAGCCATTATTGAACTCCAACAATTTTACCATCTTGACCCCGTATAACAGTCTTAGGCTGGCTTAATTTTTCAAGGATCATTGCAAGCATTTGGGCTAATTGTTCATTGCTTAATTGCATATTTTCAATTGCTGGTTGTAATGGGTGATTTTTCATATCTAAAGTTCCTAATTGATCTTGTAAAAGAACAGCCATTTCTATGTTATCAGAGTAAGCCATTTCACCATTATCTAAACCTGATGAAATACGGGTTGTTTCAATTTTAGCCGCATTATTAAGATAGGCAAGTAACAATTCATTATTATTTGTAACATCCATCTTAGTCTGCTCAAGCTGAAGTTCCATCTGTTTTTCTTCACGATTACGCTGATCTTCTAGTTGGAATTTAAGTTGATTCTCTTGGGCTTGGTACTCTTGTTTAGCCTTCTCAAGTTCAATCTGCCCCGTAATCTTAGCCTGCTCAATTTGCTGTTGCATCTGCATCTTGGCTTGCTCCATCTGCATTTCCATCTGTAGCTTTTGTTGTTCGGGTGATGGTGGCTTGGGTTGGCCTTCCATTGCCTTGGCTTGCTGACGGAACTTATCGGCTGTTTCATCAATAAGACCTTCTAAGCCTTTACCAGCCTTAAACGCTGTTACGCCAAATTTAAGCATCTCGACCAACATAGGCGTGAGTTCAGGTGTAGATTGTGCCGCAGGTAAGGCTGTACTTAGGAATCCGCTTACTGCGCTCAAGAACTCCATGCGGTTTTGTTTCTCTTGCTGCTCATCCTGATAAATCATGGAATCCGTAGTTACTTCAATACGGAAGTTCTTAGCGGGTTCATCCTTTAGTAATGCAAGGGCTTGCGGTATGAGTTGCTGATCCTGTTGAGATAGTTGCATTGCACCGCTAATCTTTACAATCGTGTCATCGGTAAAGTGGTTACAAATAATCTGTGCTTTGATCTGTAGTAGGGCGGTAGCAAAGTTCACTACCTCATGCTGCATTGTCTTGAGTCTGCCACTGGCATTGTTAGACTTAATGATCTGTGCGCCAAGGGTTTCATTTGGATCGGTCTGCCCACGCTGAATATCAGCAATGCCCATAATCTCGTAAATCTGACCCTTGACCTGCTCCATGGCCTGATAAGCCATGTTTAGACCTTCGGCAATCGGCTTGATGTCTACAAGGTTTATAGCCCCTACAAGTCCACCCTTCTCGCTAAATGCACCGTAGTTTTTAACGGGCAGGAGAGTGTTGTTCTCACCCTCTGTAAACAGGCGGGCTAGGGATGGCTCAGAAGCGTCATATACGCCCCGTACTTTAAGGGCTTGGATAAATCCATCAATACGGTCTGCCAGCGTGTCTAGTTGTCTTGCTTGGTCTTGGTACAAAACAAAGTCAGGTACAGGTACTAAGCTGTCATTAGTCAGAGTGGAGAACATCGGTTTAGGGCAAGGCCAAAAGTTCTCTAACTTTAATGGGTCGGCACGGGTATCCAAAATCTTACCCATTGACTTATTAAGCCAAATCACCTCACCCGTGGTCTTATCCCAAATCTCATAAACAACGGCTTCGGATGAGCCTTCACCCATCTTTTCGTTATATGTCCTTGATGTTTCAGGTCTAGTATCTAACGGAATCTTACCGCCCAATTCCTCACCAAAACGCTCGACTAGGGCAGGTCTACCCATATACACCTTACGCCATACTGCGGTGACTTCTTCCCATGTACGGGCAACGGTTAAGCCAAAGTCACGCCAATGGACATAATCTACTGGGGCGCACTCGTACTCAATGCGTTCCTGATCCTCACGGTATATACCGCCTTCGGTTTCTGCTTCGTCAATATCCTCAGTAACCTGAAAACCATCTTCGGGCGCACCGTCAGCTTCACCACCCTTTTGTCCAGTAATGTGTGGCTCATACCGTACCCAAGATGTTCCACGACCACCAAGTAAACGGTCTTGAACCGACTGTTTCATGGCACTTGCGTAGTCACCATAATGCTCAATTTCGTACTCTAGTGCTCGTTCTAGCATCATTGACGCTACCCGACCTATAGGGTCATTGTCCCTAAATCTGCGTGAAACATCGGGTCTTGGAAGTCTAGCAAATACCGCAGGGGTAATGGTCTGTACATTAGACCAAAGGATATTAAACTTTGCCTGTGGGTTGTTGCGACTGCGGGAATCGTCACGATACCGCTTGACAATCTTATCGGCTCGGTGTTCCCAATCCTTAAAGGTGCGCTCGTACTGGGCAATGCAGTTGTACCAATCTTGGTATGTATGCTCCATGTTAATCCTTAGGTAAAGTTACCCATTGCTATTACTTCTGCACCTACGCCAGTAGTTACACTCCAAGCACCAGTTTTAGAAAAGGTGTTCATTTCAATGGAATAAACGCCAATTGGGGTGTTTGCTTTAACAAGAGCATGGGAAGTAGCACCATCAAGAAGGCTTACTGTGCTAGTTGCGGCAGTTCCTACAGTAATGACTAAACGGTGTAAATAGTCACCAGTTGCGCCAGTTGCGCCTAATACTTGACCTGTTTGTGAAGCGGCTACATGTTCGTAGGGTAATGCAAAGGTTGCGGATGCTGATGTCATTTAAATTCTCCTGTTGGTTACTTTGGGGTTTTCTTTCCACATCTCGTTCAAAGTTACATCCGTTTGCCCGACATGAAGTCCTTTAATCCTTGTATCTTTGAGGATAGGGCTTTCTTCATCCTTCCAAACAAGGCTAAGATAGCGCATAGCGTCACTCGAATGACTCGTGAAATCGTGTTTTGGACGATCCCTAAAGCATTTCTTATCATCATCCCATTCCCTTTGATATTGACGCAAACATTCTATTAATTCTTCAGCCTTATTATCAAACCAACAGCGTGTTAATGCAAGTCGTGTTGCTTGTATTCCATCCTGAATTGACAGGTTTGGAACAATTTTAAGATGTTTTATGTCAATTTTTGCAGATATTTGCTCGATTATGCTCTTTCCACCGCTTGCCAATGTTTTAGCTCTTGCATCATGGGGCAGGTAATGAGTGCCATATTTGTACCCAAACTCATCCTCTTTTTGAACAAGTAAGCCCGTGTAATAAGAAATGGGTTGACCGTTAGATGAATGGTGGTCTAGCACCCTTATCTCACCGTATACGCATTGCCACCAAATAATAGCCGTGGAATCGTTAAAGCCTAAGTCCCAAACTGTGTGACATGGAAACATAGGGTCATAGTCCACCGTGGTAATACGTTCAAGGTCGGTAATCCTACGCATCTCCTGCCCGTAATACGCCCCAACTATGGCAGCCTCGAATGAACAAAGGAACTCAGCTTCATACTGATTGCTAGACATCATGCGCTGGGCATCCTCTAGTTCAGCTTGTGGCAACAGACCTGAATGATCTGCCCTAAGTGTTTTAGAGTACCAATCGGGATTATTTTCAGCACCTTTGTATATGTCATAGAATCCGTTATGCCCACGGGGAGTCCCTATAAATACGGCATAACCGCCCCTGTCTGCAAGGGCTGGTCTGATGATCTCACCCCATACACGAGGTTTCATATCAGCAAATTCGTCTAATACGATACCATCACAGTAGTTTCCACGGAGCGAATCAGGGGTATCAGCACCAAACAGTCTAATCTTAGCCCCGTTATGTAGTTGTATCCATAATTCGGATTGATTTGCTTTTTCTAGTGCAGGTGCAGCAAAGCGTAATAAATAGTCCCAAGCTACTGATTTGGCCTGTGAGTATAGTGGGCAAAGGTAAAAGTACCTGCCGTCAGGCTTTTCTTCTTTAATTGCCCGTTTAATCAAGTCATTAATGCTGGCTACGGTCTTTCCTGCTCTACGGTGACAGACTAGTACCGCCCAGCGTTGCTTACGCCTGTGGAAGTCTTTAAACGCATCCCTGACCTTATATTCAAACTCATGTACTACTACTTCACTCATCTTGCCATTTATAGATGTGGGTTATAGGTGCAGTAACATCACCAGCGTGTTCTGTTCTAGCCAGCTTAGGTACATGGTACTCAGCGACTTGCATAAAGCAATCAAACGCTACCTTTGGCCCTAGCTTCTCGTTCATAGCGATCTCGTCAAGCCATTCTTGTAACTTATGGCTGTTACCATCCACGAACTTAGCGATAGCCTCTCTAGCGAGGGCTGTTGACTTATTAGGCACACCTGCAACACGCCCGCCTGTCTTTTTTCTAGTCTTTTCTATTTTAGAACTCATATTTAACCAAGTGGTTGATTAAGATAGGTTAATTGTAGGCTATTTTTGGTTATTAAACAATTTCTCTAAAATATCCCGTCTGTTGTCTTCATCAGCTACCATTGGGATAGCTACAGAACCAGCCAATAAGTCAGGTTTGTTAACTTTCATAGGATCAAATGCGGCAAACTTTGAGCGTAACTGTTCGGGTTTAAATGGAATAACCACCTCATGCCCTATGCCACCACCTTTACCGCCAGTATCAATAATGCCGTTGTACCCTAATTTTTCTAATTGTTTAGTTACTTTATCAGGAATAGAAGTCCAAACATAAGATTGTTGTGATATTGGTGTACCTACACCATCTATCAAATCTTTTTCAAGCGTTTCTACCCACTCTTTAGGTGTGTATCTAATGTTTTTATCCCATTGATCTGCACCACCTGTTTTTGTTTTGGTGCGATCATTTTTAAACGCTTCTTTTAATGCTGGAATAACATTGTTTTGCAATTCTTCAATGTTGCCAGTATTTATTGGATTAGTTATTCTTGCTTTACCCAACAACACCCCTTGGGCAGATGACCACGGTGCATTGGCTTGACTAATTTGGTATGGATAGCCAGCTAGTTTGTATATATCAGCTAATTCTTTTGGGGCATAAGCGTCTAACATTCCACTTTCAGCATATAACTGACGCAAAGCTGTCAATGGGTTGCCGCTTGCTTCTCGTTGCAAAATAAAGTCGAAATGGTCTTGACTAAATGGTGCTTTATCAGCAGTTTCGTGAACTATAAATTTGCCAGCAGCTTCGTCAGGCATTTCATAACCAATGCGCCTAGCTTTATCCAGTATTTCGGCTTTCTTTTTAGGGTCTAAAAAATGCCATGTTTGCTCAACGCTGTACGGTGTTCTGCTACGGGTAAATCCTAAATCTTTGGGTGAAACTTGAAAATAATTAGCAAAATTACCAACATCGTCAGCTATACGGCTAGTATCTTGTTTTTGAGCAGCATAATTTGATGCAACATTAGGATTATTAGTGCCAAATGGCATAGGCCCTGATGTAGCCCTTCTAGGGTTTAATGTTTTGCCTTCTAACAATCGATCTAATCGTTCTGTGCCGTGGTAGTAATCAACATAACCTAACGCTTTAGCCCTGTCTGCGGGTGTATTCGTTAGTGGTAACCCTAAACCACCTTGTTCTACAGGCAAAGCAGCATTTGTTTGAGCAGTTTTCATAGCACCGCTAACTTTCATAACACCACCAAGATTAGGTGCTTGAGCCATTTGGCGTTCAAAGGCTTCTCTATCGCCTATTTGTATGCCTTGGTCACCCATTGTTAAAGAAGCGTCTATATCAGCCCGTTGTTGGGCTAGATTTTGGGCGGCTGTTGGGATTACATTGGTTACATAGTTTTTTAGCTGTCGGGCTAGGGGTGCGTTAGGGCCTGTAACTCCCTGTGGTGTTACATATCCCGCTTGTCGCAATATTTCTGCAAGCGTAGCCATTTACTTTATTTCTTTATCTAAGTCTTTAAGTTTGTTAGATAGCATCTTTCTACGGGCAATGCGTTCTGCTTGTTGCTTTTCTAGCGTAGATTGATGTTCAGGGCGTAACAAAGCATCTTCTTTCTTGTACTTGCGGCTCATGTGTTCCATTACATATCCTTCATCTTCTCACGGATTGTGTCTTTTCTGCTTTGCGGTTTAGCAGTCTTAGCAGACTCAATAAAGTCTTGCTTACTGGGAGCAGCTTTACTGCCCACCTTGTTCATCTTTTCACCCGATCCAGCGGCTATCCTAGCCCTTTTTCGGTGAATATTTGCGTATAGTCCGTCTTTAGCCACAGTTCCATCTCCTCATAGATGCTTTTGCTCGTTCAGCGTTCTTGCTGTTTTTTACTACCCCACCCATTCTTGCACAAAAACTAGCTTTTCTGCCTTTGTCGGCATCAGTCTTAGGGTTTGGGGCGGGGGCTTTTAAATTAGCGTTGTTCTTACGGTTGTAGGCTTCACGACCTTTAGCGGTCATGCCAGCCCCTTGGTCGGTAGGTAGATAGTTCTTACCCTTACCTGTCGTGGTCTTAGGAATAGGCTTATCGTGCTTTTCTACTGCGGCACGGATGTCATCTTTACGGCTCATTTTGCAAGAAACAACGCCATTGACTTTTCCATACAAATCCTTATGTTATTGGTGTATTTTCCCCTATTTTATTGAGAATGTCGATATAAACAAGACAACTCCCACCTTTTTTTATTGCACCCCGTTGTAAATATAAAACATCAATTTGGCTATCATCATCAAACACCCCAGCACCGTTACCGCCTAGCGAATCCCATAATGATTTGACACGGTTATCTAAATCTTGCTTACGCCTAGTAGCAAAATGAATAACTATTTTCATTTCTAGGCGGGCATTACCTAGCTTTGGTACTCTGTATTCCATTACATATTCAGCTACTCGTTTCTTAAACTCAATAGCTTCTTTGCTTAGATACCGCCTATGACCACTACTTTTGATGTAATGATTGACGGAAGGGGGAAGGGGTAGGGTTAGGATTAACATTAAGGGAGTTTAACAAGTCCATAGCTTCTTGAGTCATTTCTTTAAAACTTGGTATGTAAAACCCCCGACTCGAATAACTGGGCAATCGTTTTTCGGTGCGCTTCTTCCCAGCGTTCCACTCTCTCTGTTTTGCTAAGTGTTGCACCTTGGTCGATTTCTGTGTGACAGGTAAAACACAATGCGCTAATTCTGTAATCGTGCGATTTGAGTCCACGGCCTTTTCCGTCTCTAAGTTGATTTGAGTGAGCAGCAACTACTGTGCCGTCATTAGCCCCGCAATGCTGGCAGGGCAAAAGTCTAACAATCTCAAGTAAATGTTTATTCCGATAGATTGGCATGATCTACGCTGTGTTGTTCTAACTTTACAGCGGATTCTGCAATGTCTACCGCAATCTCCATCATTTGTATGGGATTGTTGACCTTTAGTGCATCGTCATACATACGGATTAACTTTCTTAATACAGCAAACTCGTCACATAGAGCAATCATTTTAATATCCTATCTTGGTTACGGTTAGATACTTCTAATGTCTGCCATGTAGCATGGCGTAGTCTTGCGGCTTCTAATTCCCACTTTAGCTTCTCAGCGTTCTCGGTAGCTACCCCAATAGCTTTGCATAAGTCTTGGTATTCCTGACAAGCGTAGGCTTCACGCTCCTGCGCCCCAATGGTCTGCTCACCTGACTTCTGCATCATTATGGCTTTTAGACTGCTTTTAAAAGTTTCTAGCTGGGCTAACTCACCCTTGGCAGATGCGTACTTACCAGCGTTTTCAAGGATAAAGTCTATACATTTATTGGGGTCTATTTCTCGCATACAGTTCCTTTATTCGTTTTTTTACATCTGCTTCTGTGTCTTTATTGCGTTCAATTAATTTTTTAACAATGTCCCAGTTGCGGGTACGCTGGGCAATCGCTATGTAAGATTGGGCCAAATACTCAATTCTGTCTTTATAGCTGCTCATCTAATTGCTTAATCTTTTGACTAATCCTTGCCCGCCATGCTTGCCAACTTTCTCCACCGTAAGCTGGGCAACCGACTTCCTGCGCTTTACGGGTGGTCAAATCCTCAGTCGAGTACCACGGTAGTTCAGGCTTTTTATTGGGTTCTAGGTCAATTTCGTCTGTCCACCGTTCAGCGTTTAAAAACGAGGCAGGGTAAGGAATAAAATCTTTAGCCGTTTCTTTAATCTTCCAGTATTTAAGGTAGTTAGGCATAGCCTCAAGGCATTCTTTTTGCTGTATGGGGGTTAGCCTATTCCATGCCCGTTCAGCTTCCTTACGAGCCATTTTACGGGGATATAGGCTATAAAAATCAGCAAAGTTCATTGCTTTGTATCCATAATTTCACTAGTAGCGGCAATTAACTGTCTGCGTAAAGACTTTACTTCTTCCATCTGCAAAATTAATAGATTGGCAGCGGCTAGGGTGTAGTCTTTATCGTAATCGGTTATGTCGTTTGCATAAGCCTTTAAATATTCTGCTAATTCATAAGCGTTCATTTGTTTATTCCTTTCTTAATTCTTCAAAGTTGTAGAACCACTCATCTTTGGCTGACCATTTGGCATGGTTCTCAACGCTGTAAACTTCGGTTGGTATTTTAAAATCAGGCGTTTTAAGTTCAACTGGCACAAGAGAAACATCGTACCAAAGGCAACGATTATTAGGCTGGCAGGCAAACTGCCCATTGTCTAACTTAATAAAGTTATACGATTTATGTTCTTCGACCCCCTCGCTAAAGCTGGTGTCTAGGCGGTTAGCTTCAGGGCTGGCAAAGTCAATAGTAAACAGGTAGTTGCCAAAATGAAATTGTTTGTCCTTACCGTAGAACTTGACCTTTAAACCCCGTAAGTTTGATTTCTCAATCACCGCCATATCGTAAGACAGGCAATCCCATATTTGTAGATGGTCTAGGGGTAGTGGGGCTTCTACGGGCTTCCATACATAAGCATGAATCGGCAGCTTGTCGTACAACGCCCCATAATTTGTAAGCATAGACTCAACACGAAATGCTTGACCCTTGATGGCCTTGGCGGTCATCCACACACAAGGTTCTAGTTCTCCATGCCCCTTCTCGTGGTTATAAAGAAACTCCCTGCGTACAAAGCATTTGACGGGGGGTATGTTAGCCACTAGGAAAGTCATTTATCCATCCAGTAATAGAAAAAAGCGGCACTTATCATAACTGCAATAGAAATGATAAATGTCGCTAATAAGAAAACGGTCATTATGGTTTCGATCATATAAAGTAGCCCCCGTAGGGGCTAGTTGTTTAATTAAATGCACGATCACAAAAATACTGCTGTAAATTTGCTGGCAATGTAGGCCAAATACGGTTTGTTTCAGCAATTTCAGCTTGGCGAAACTTTAAGCTGTAATCAACTGTATGAATTTGTGGGATTTTGCCAGTAACACGAAAGTCGTATTTGTCCCACTCGCTTTCGTGAATTAAAACACCGCCTACAGGTTGGGTTTTTTCTGTAGCAACCCATTGACCTTGTTTGTTAATAAAGCCAAATGAATTTCTTTTAAACAATAATTTTTTAAACATTTTGTTGCTCCTTTTTCTATCTCACTCGGTATTGAGTACATCTAGTTTATTAAGTTATCTTAACTATTGCAAGCACTATTTACTAGTGATATACCCTTAGTGTTGTTTTTTTGTCAGGATTGCAAGATTCAAGGGCATAGCTATCCCTACTATGAGGAATAGCTTGTCAGTCTTGCTTAGTTCTGAGGTGTATATATTGCTTCGATGTCTTTGTCGTGCCTAGGTCTGTCTTTATCACATCATCGGTCTATCCGTACAGTACGGTTCTCTTAGGTAGCCAAGCAATACAGCTAAATGAGGCGCAATTGCGCTAGTGGTTTCTAGGGGTATTTACAGCCTTTACCGTAGCAACACCAATGAGTACGGGCTAGGCAGAAATAGAAAAACCCCATAAGGTAGCTCTAAGTTGATCCCACTTAACAAAAGAATCCACGACTTTTGCTAAATGCTCAAAGCTACCCTATAGGGTCTTGTGGATTACTACAAACAGGGATCAATCTGCCCACACAGTATACATCAATCTAATTCAGGCCATATCAATTTATAAGTTTTAGGGAATAAGGTCTTTCTGCTAACTAACCCGTGGCTCTGTTGTTCAAGGGTAGCAGCTAGGATCACCAGCTTGTCGTAGGGTATTTCTCCGTTTTGCCACATGGATACGGCAGGAACGCTGATATTTAGCAACTTAGCAACTTTGGTTGGCCCACCAAGTAGACGAATGATAGCAATTGAGTTCATAAGTTATCTTAACATATTTCTTGCATTGTTTATTAAGTTAGGTTAATATGGTGGTACAGCATATGCTGTGTTAATAGGAGAACTCAAATGAGTGAAATAGAATCGCAAACCAATGACTTACTACAGCTTCAAGGTGAACTTGAACGCATCTTTACTGTGCTAGAAGGTGGCACAGACTTATCCAAAGAACAAATTGACTTACTGCGCTATGGCTGTGGCTTTGCGCCAGTTAACCGTCAGCGTGATTTCTTACAAGGTGTATTTAACGACCTAAACCCATACGGAAGAACAATATGATTATTTCTGATACTCAACGAGATTTTAAAATAGCCCCTGCTGGCTTGCATATGGCACGGCTTTATTCCGTCATCGACTTGGGTCACCAAGCTACAGAGTGGGCTGGGGAAACCAAGATCATGCACAAGGTCGTATTAACTTGGGAACTGCACGGGGATGATGATGCAGGGCTACCACTAAAAACAGACGATGGTAAGCCATTAATCGTATCTAAACGGTATACAGTCAGCCTTGGGGATCAGGCACGGTTACGCCAAGACTTAGAGGCATGGTCAAATAAAAAAATGACCGCAGAAGATCGTAAGAACTTTGACCTCAAGGGCTTACTGGGTAAGTTTTGCATGGTTAATATTACGCACTCGGAAGATGGTAAGTACGCTAATATCTCAGGTATTAGCCCAGTACCGTCTGCCCTGCGTAACGCCCAGCCTGAAGGCATTAATCCCACCAAAATCTTTTGGATACAAAGCTATAAGCAGGAAGAATACGATGCGCTACCTAAGTACTACAAGGAAAAAATAGCGGAAAGTAGCGAGTGGCGGGGTCAACAGGAGCGTGAAAAGAATGTTCCTAAGATAGACAATAATTTACCTGATGACATTCCATTTTAAGGGGCAAATATGATCGTTAAGGAGAAACTAAGTGAATCAGGTCATTGGTACAAGAAAGATGGTAGTCCAGCCTACACAACTATCGGCAAAACTGGGGAACGGGCAACAACGCTCCGTGACGCACGGAAACTCGGACTTCTGCCAAGTGTTACAACAATTAACGGAATGCTATCAAAAGCAGGGCTTGATACATGGAAACAGCAACAAGTCCTCTTAGCTGCCCTAACCCTACCTAGACTGCCTAACGAACCTGAGTCTGATTGGTTAACTAGGGTAATGCAGGATAGTCGGGCCACGGGCAGGGAAGCTGCTGAACGGGGTACTGCAATCCACGCCATTATTCAAACTTGGTTTGAGGGTGTTTATATACCCGAAAAGCCTTTGTACATTAATAAGATTCTAGAAACTTTAGAAAGTGCCTTTGGCAAGCAATTGTGGCTCTCTGAGCAATCTTTTGCTCATCCGCTAGGGTATGGTGGTAAATGCGATTTAATGGCTAAAACGGGCTTTATAGTTGATTTTAAGACTAAAGATACCGACTTGGATAAGGTAGATGTGTACTTTGAACATGAGATGCAGTTAGCTGCTTACCGTGAGGGTCTAGGAGTACCAACGGCTAGGTGTGCCATAGTGTTTGTCAATGCCCTGACCGATCAGGTCAAATTGATAGAAATAGAGCAGGATCGGCTTCAAAAGGGCTGGGAATGCTTTGAACACTTGCTGCGGGTTTATCAGATCAAGAACGGCATATAATTAAAGTTCCTTCACGGGAACGGGGGAAAGCGGGCTTTATGCTTCACATACATAAGCCCCGCAAGTACCCCACTTTTTTGTAAGGTTATTATTTATCTGTTGCATTGTTAAGATAACTTAAGTAAACTGGAGTTACTCCATTGGGGAGTGAGATAGAAAAAGGAGTTTCAAATGAAATATATCAGCGTAGTTGACACAGCAAAATTGGTTAGAGCATCACTCAAAGAATCATTTGCTGGCGTAAAGTTCAGCGTTACAAGCGATAGTTATGCTGGCGGTGCAAGCATCAACATCAAATACAAAGACGGCCCTACAGAAAAGCAAGTTGAAAGCGTTATTTCAAACTTTAAAGGTGCTTATTTTGACGGCATGATTGACTATAAAGGCTCTTGCTATGCAAACCTAAACGGTGAAGAAGTTAGATTTGGTGCTGACTTTATTTTTGTTAAAAGAAATTACAGCGTTGAGTTTTTAACCAAAATGGCTAATGAAGTTGCCATCAAATATGCCGTAGAAGAAGCCTTTGAAATAGTTGATAGCGTTTACAGCGGTGCTTATATAAAAGGTTGTAATCAAGTTTATTTGCAAAGCAGCAGATATTTTGCTTCACAAGTAGCAACTGAAGCCTCAGAAGTTAGCTTTTGTGAAACAAAATCAAGCAAAACCGCTTCTACCGTTTATAGCATGGGTGATGACGGTTACGGTCAAGGTTGTGTTGGCAAATTGGCTGCTTAAGGGGAATGACATGAACCAAGAAAAATTAGCAGAATGTTTGACCCAATACTTGACAGAAGAAAACGCCAAAGATTATTCGGCTACTGTAGATAAGTTGTTGTTTTGTGAGTACCTAACTGATCTACCTTTTCAAAGCAAGATTTTGGATAAGTTTGAAGAAGAAATGTTTATTTATGCCTGTAGCTTGGGTTTTTGCAAAGAAACGGACTAGCCATGAATAGCTTAAAAACCTTAGAAAACAGCCTGTACTGGCAACAGGTTGTACTTAAACAAAGCCGTGACCCAGTTCAGATAGCACGGGTCAAACAAGCAATTATTAAGTTACAGCAACAAATAATTAATTTAGGAGAATGAGATGAACTTAGAAAAATTACAAGAAAAACTACCCGTTTTGCCAAACTTTAGGTTTATTGGGTCGGATTTTGTAGAAGTGCTAGAAAAGCCATATAGCTTTATTAGAGATGACAAGCTGTTTATTAGCGGTGAAAACGGTGATAACGCTTGTGATTATTATGGTGAATTTAGAGGGGGGTACGCTTACATCAACCCAATCTTAGAAGAATTTGCTAAGAAAAATGGGGGGTTTTTTGAATGGGAAAATCCAGCTTGTATTGTGTTTTGTAAAAATTAATTAAGGAAAAAATTATGAAATATTTACTATTACTTACCCCCCTTGCTTTAGTCGCTTGCGGTACTACTAACCTTTTTGAACCACCCAATGTCAGCTTAGAAACTGACAAACAGGCGTTTCATATGAGCCGCCAGCAAGTCATATTAGGTATTACGGAGTGTGAAGAAGCTGGTACACGCCCCGTAGTCATTACCGCTAAGCGCAGGATCAACGGGGTTATGAGCGATGTACCCGTAGAAGTGACCTGCAACCCCCGTTATAAGATATTTCACTAGGAGATCACCATGCTAAAAAGCGAAAAAGATGCAGAGTTATTTTATGCAGCACAGCGTAAATTTACTGACCGCCAGCGCATGATTGATAAGGGCTGGGGTGATTTAGATGCTTACAAGCGTTTACGGGAAGCAGAAAAGAAGAAGGAGCGTATCGAGTCTATTCGTATGTTTTTTTGGGGTGGAGTAGCAGCAGTCTTGTTTTGCGTAGTGTTCTTTGGTACTAACTACTTAATGCACGGTTATGCAATATAAGAAGTTTGACCAAGCCCTGCACGATGCCTGTGACCCACCTGCCCGTGATGCCGTGGCTAGGTGGCTCAAAAACCTTTGGTATATCGATGCCTTACCAAACCCTGATAAATACGCTGTAGACCTTGTATTGAGCCTTAAAGGGGAGCATCTAGGGTATGCCGAGGTAGAGGTCAGGGATTGGGAGTTTTGCCCATTTAATACGATCCACATAGCCCACAGGAAGGATAAGCTGTTTAACCACCCTAGAACGACTATGTATGTGGTCAATCGACCCTTAACCCACGCTTACTGGATTAGGGCCAACAAGATCAAAGATTGCCCGTTAATAGAAGTACCTAACACCGCAGTCGCTAAAGATGAATACTTTTACGATGTTCCTAAAGACTTGTGGAAGGTTGTAGACTTAACCGACTTGTTTTAGGCGTAGGGTCTTGTACCGCTACGGTCAATAATTAAAACTTGCCTGCGAGGACTATCCCCAGCAGTACTAGGCACAGAAATATGTGTCCAGCGGTCAAATTCTCGAATAAGTTGGTCATAACCGATCCCCGATTCAATCACAGCCTTTACGACTTCATCGGGGGTCATGCTTGGTACTCGTATGTCTGCGGCACAACCAATCCGATGCTGGCTAGTGTCCTTTGATCCTACAGCGTCATTGACTTCTTTGCAACGAAAAGCTGAGTTGACCATGACAGGCTTGCCACCTATAGCTGTCTTAACTTCCTCTAAAAACCCAGCCAAGCGTACAAGGTTAGCCATCTCTGAGGCGTTAGGCGTATTGTCAAACTGCCTATGATCCGTGTGGGTTAGTTCGTCAAGGGTAAAGTGTTCACTTAGATTCATTTTTAGCCTTGTTCCTAATTTCTGTTACTTTCTCAAGGGTTCTGCTTCCAAAATACGCCCCGAAGACGAGCATACCCCAGTTTCCGAGCAGCGTAACATAGGACTCGTTTGCATTTAAGCCAAAGGCTGACATCATAGCAAAGACAAAGTAACCACCAAGGATAGCTATAAGAGCCATTGGTCTAATGTTTTTAGATAGCCACGAATCAGAAGACATATCCGCTTTCCAGCGGTCAGATACATTGTTTTGCTCGTTCATGTCAGCGTTTAACTCAGCTAACCGACCTTCTTGTTGCATTTTTAATAGTTCAGCTTGGGCCTTGGCTTTGGCTTCAGGGTCAGGAATAAACTTGTCTAAAACCTTCATCCCAACATCGACTAGTGCCATTAATGGAATCATTTTTTAGACCTTTCTTCAAGTAACTTAACCCGTACATGAAGATCATGCAGTTCTTTATAAAGTTCTTCACGCATCCTAGCCCGTTTTTCTGCTGATATTGGACTGTCTGTTGGGATACCTTCGGTTGTAATTAATGCTGGCATCTTGCCTTCTATCTGAGTAAGGCGGGTTTGGAATGACGATACCTGACCGAGTAACCAGCCCAAACAAACTACAACGATAGGAATAACTGCTTTTAAAAGGTCTTGCATATTCATTTCCATCTACCCCATGTGCATTCGTAAGCTACCCAAGTTGCAAATATGTAACACAACGCCATAACGCTTTTCATTACCCGTCTATCGCTCTGCTC